CGGCTCGAACGTCGTCAAGGAGGTCTAACTCTATGAAGTTGAATCTTGGGGGAGGCAATCAAAAGATCCCGGGATTCGTCAATATTGATCGTCTGAATGGGCAGGAAGCTTTCCCCCTTCCTGCCTACGCAGACGGTTCCGTTGATGAGATCAGAGCAAGCCACATTCTTGAGCATTTCGGGCATCGTGAGGTTCCCGAGGTGCTGAAGGAATGGGTCAGGGTGTTAAAACCTGGCGGAGTGCTGAAAATCGCCGTGCCGGACTTTGATTATCTTGTTCAGCACCGCCACGACGAGCTGCCGCTGGAAAGCTACCTGATGGGTGGTCAGAGCGACCAGAACGACTTTCACAAGTCGATCTTCTCAGAGCGCAAACTCCGCGATCTGATGCGATATGTGGGCCTGACGGATGTGACACGATGGCAGTCAGAGATTGAGGACTGCGCGTCGTTGCCGGTCAGCTTGAACCTTCAGGGCGTCAAGCGTGCTGACATCGAACAGACGGCCACGCGAGTTGAGGTCAAGGCGAAAGTCTCGGCAATCACCTCGATTCCGCGACTGGGTTGGAATGATCACTGGGGCGCAGTGTGGCAGGCGTTACGCACGCCCGAATTCAACATCCCGCTCTTCAAGTTCGGCGGGGCGTTCTGGGAACAGGGTATGCAGCGCGGACTCAACGCGATGCTGGAGAACGGCACCGAGTGGGCCTTGTGCCTCGACTATGACACGCTGTTCGATGCGTCAGACGTGAAGGAGATCTTGACCCTCGCGGCGATGTATCCCGAGGCTGACGCTATTGTGCCGGTGCAGGTACGGCGGAACAATGACCAGTTTCTGTTCTCGATGAAGGACGAGTTCGGCAATCTGCGCCGGTCGGCGGATATCACCGAGTTTGATCCCGATCTGACGGCCATTGAAACGGGCCATTTTGGTATGACGCTGATCAAGCTGGCGGCCTTGAAGGACATCCCCAAGCCGTGGCTCTGGTCACAGCCTGACGAGAATGGCGACTGGTCAGATGAGCGGTGCGACGCGGATATCTATTTCTGGCGCAAGTTTCGCGCAGCTGGCAAGAAGGTTTATCAGGCCAACCATATCAAGATCGGCCATCTCCAAATCATCTCCAGCTGGACGACCAACGACTGGCAAATCAAACACCAGTATCTGTCAGACTGGACGGAGAACGGGAAGCCGGAGGAGTGCCGACGCAATGAAAATTGAGCTGATTAAGGCCTGGGGATATGCGGCACCGGGGGAGGTAATCGACCCTCCCTCTGGGGTGGCCGCTCTGTTGATTGAGCGCGGCATTGCCAAGCCGGTCGAGGACAAGCAAAGCATTTCAGATCGGTGGAACAAGCGCGAGAGCCGCCCACCGCGTCAGGAGGTAGCACGTGGCCGCAAGTGATTATGTGACGATGGATCAGGTTCGGGCGTATGTGTACCAGTCGCAGGACTCGGACGAAGATCTATTGATCCGCATAATGACCCGCGCCGCAAGGATCTTTGACGCGGCCTGCTCCCTTCCCGAGGGGTATTTCACCCAGGGCAGCGTGGGACAGACGGCAAGCATTCGCTACTTTTGGGGCGATGGGACGGATTACCTCAAGATTGACCCGCACCTGTCGACACCTGCGCCAATCGTCACGATGCCCACTGGGTTTGCGGTGTTGAACTGGGTGGTGACGAACCCATACCAGTCAGCGCGGCAGAATATGCCGGGAGAGTTCTTCTTGTCGCGTCGGTACGGTGACGACTATTCAACGCTTGGTGCGTTGGCGGAGAGGCGTGATTTCTTCTTTGCTGAGTTCTCCAACCAGGTCGACTATGTTGGCTGGCCGAACGGTATTCGTGTTGGCGTGACAGCCAAATGGGGCTGGGACTCGACCCCAGCCGAGGTGCAAGAGGCAGTCCTTGAGACGATCGCCAACATCTGGCGGAGCAAGGATCAGGGATTTGCACGGGCGGTGGCCCTCGACGGGGTCGCCATCATCAATCAGCCGCTTCCACCGCGAGCGCAGATGATCGCGGATGGCTACAAAGCAGGCCGGGGGATGTTCGCTTGAAATTCGCCGTAACAGTAGATGGAGTGCAGCAGTCGACCAGAGCCTTCCAAACGCTCAACGAGTCGATCAGCGACTTCCGGCCTGTCTGGCCAGAAATCCATATGTACTTCTTGCGCGGCACCGTCGAGCAGTTTGAGAGCCTCGGGGCGCGTGGCGGTCAGCGGTGGGAGCCGCTCTCAGCGCGATATGCGAAGTGGAAGGCGCAGGCATACCCCGGCAAGCCAATCCTCGTCAGGACGGAGCGGCTCAAGCGGTCGCTGTCTGTGGGTGGATCGGAGCCGGATCAGATCAAGGACTTTCAGGAGATGTCCGCCACGTTCGGGACTCGCGTCCCTTATGCGCGGTTCCACCAGCGCGGCACAAGGCGGATGCCAGCACGACCCGTCTTGCAGCCCACCCAGCGCGACGTGGACAGGATGGTGAGTCGCTTGTTTCGCTTCGCCGAACGTGGCGCGAGAGATGCCGGATTTCAGACGCGATCACGAGCGCGATTCACAACGGGGGCTGAGTAATGGCATATACAACAACCCGATATTCGGCACAGTTCGCGCTCCGGCTGATCGACAACATTCAGACCTATCTGGAGGCATCGACCGCCACCGCGCTTGCTGAGATCGACAACACGCTGGCCAACTTCGTTGACTACCGGACGCCTACGCCGATCATCCTGAATTTCCCGGCTCTGTTCGTCTCGATGAGTTCGGAGCAGATGGAGCAGAGCGACGATGACAGCTATATCAGGGCGCGGAATGAGATCTACATCGATATAGCGGTTGATGGTGTCGACGCATACACCCTTCAGCGAACGATCCTGAAATATACCCTCGCCGTTGATCGCGTGCTGCGGACGATGACGGTGGCGGATCTCTTGGGCGGGGCCACGACCAATCTTGTGAGCGAGCCTGTCTGGGAAGTCACCGAGCATCAATTCGGCGTGTTGCGCCAGGGTGACACAATTTATCGAATGGACAGCCGTATAGTTCTGGTAATCCAAACTTTGGAGAGATAACGATGAATCCATATTTCGAGAAAGCAAAGACGATGACCCTCCCCCCGCTTCCGTGGACTGTAGAAGCCTTGGGCGAGGAGACATATTGCAAGCTGGCTTCTGAGCTGGGATATTTCAATCCCCGGTCAGAGCGCAAGGACTATCGCCCATCGCTTGACCCGACTCCGTTTGTGAGCCTGATCAAGCCAACCAACACGACGAAGGAGAAGTAACAAATGGCCGGAACTGCGAAGAATTACAACGCAAACCAGATCGTTCTGGGGCCGTCGGATCTGTGGCTAAACGTCGCGGTTCCGTCTGCGGCCTCGCGCCTGACCCTCCACACTGACGGCACGCCCGATGATGCCGCCAACCCGAACGCTATTCACCTGGGAATGACGGCGGCTGGCACGACGTTTGAGTATGTGCCGGAGGTGCAGGACTTCACGTCCGACGAGCTGACCGCCCCGCACCTGTCGCGGATCATCTCAGAGCGAGCCACGATCAAGGGTGAGTTCTTGCAGGTGTTCAATTGGAACCTGCTGGAGAAGATGACGGTCGGCGGAACCAAGAACGTCAACACCAACACCTCCACCGGATATGAAGAGCTGACGATGGGTGGCCTGTCGACTATCTCCACCTTCTCAATCGCCCTGATCGGGCCGGACATCAGCGGCAGCAATCAATACTGGGTTGTCCAGCTCTACAAGACGTTCAATCGCGCTGGGTTCAATTTCACCGTGACTCGGCAGGATCAGAGCCGGGCTCCGTTTGAGTTCAACGGGCAGGCAGTGACGAGCAGGGCCACCGGCGACCAGATCGGTAACTTCTGGCACCAGGGCGCAGCGAACAGCTAGGCAATCATTGAAGAGGCTACAATGAAGGCAAGCGAATACAGACAGCGGCGTCAGACGGTGGAAGTGGTCGGGGAGATCACCCTGCCGTCTGGCGCAGTGTTCAAAATGAGGCGTCCACCGCTCGATCTCTGGATGGCGGCGGGGCGTATCCCACAATCATTTCTTCGGGCGATGCTTGAGGCGCAGCAGGGTGGCGCAGGGGCCAACGTGCAATTCTCGACCGAAGAGACGCTTGAGGGGATGACATTCCTGACCGAGGCGGTGATCTATGCAGCCGTTGAGCCACGTTTGGCTTTGCAATCCGATGATCCTGAAGTGCTGCTCTTGGCTGACCTCGATCCTGAGGATTTCCGGTTTTTAACCGGCTGGATTCAGGCTGGTAGTCCTGGCGTACCGGTGAAAACGCAAACAGGTGGGGAGGTGCAGCCCGAGAAGCTGGCCCGGTTTCGCCAAAAGCGACCGGGGGGAGGCACTACTAGCCCTGGCTCTGACGGCGGCGAAGTTCGGGACGAGGCCGAGCAGGCTCTTGCAGCTGGCTGATGACGCCATTGCACTCGACTTCGACAACGCAGCGGCGATGCGGCTCCAGCAATGGGAAGATGAGCGCACGGCGGCAATGTGGGGCGGCGGTGACGGTAGGAAGGCTGAGGTGAGATTCGATGGCTCTTGATCGCGACCAAGTAGGACTGCTCTTCAACATCGACGTAAACGCAATGGACGCTCGGCAGCAGCTTGAGCTGTTCCAGGGCGTTGTCGAGGGAATGGCAGCCGAGGTGCGCGATCAGTTCGGTCGGATGAATACCCAGCTGGCTACCACGACCCGCGAAACTGGCAAGCTCGCGCAATCGTTCGGCGATGCGGCATCCAATCAGCTGCGCGGATTTCTCGGCCAGTTTGGGATGATCGGCGATGCTGCCGGTGATATGATCCCGGCTCTCTCTGGTACGAGTGCGGCAATCGTT